GATTCAGAGGTATCGGTGAGATCAACATCAGAAGAAGCAAACCCGCTACGAGTCGTCTGTGTCGCACTAAAAATCGGCACGTTTGCTTCAACAGCGAGACCACGTAGTTCCTCAGCGATTGCTTTGATGTAGGAGTATGAGTTGACATTACTTCCCGCTCTGTATCTTGATGATGCACAAATATTCAAATAGTCTATGAATATTATATCAGGTCTGAATGATTTTTTCAAGGCGAGTTCACTTAATAACGCTTTGAAATGTCCAGCGTGTGCAGATGCAGTGGGATATTCTTTGATGATAAGTGATCCTTGAGTCTTCTTTGAGAGAGAATTAACCTTGCTTTCAAATATAGGTTTGGGTAGATCTATAATTTCCTGTATGTTTACATTTAAAAGATTTGCATCAATACGTTCCGCAATCTTTTCCTCAGACATCTCTAGTGTGATGTATAAAACATTCTTCCCATTTAAGAGAACAGAACTAGCATGATGACACATAAACAAAGATTTGCCGACCCCAGTGCCAGCAAGAGCGATATTAAGGGTCTTATTTGGTAAACCTCCCTTTGTAATCTTATTAAAGAATTCAAGGTCGAATTGAATTCGACTTTCCTTTTTGGTGTAGAGTTCGTATCTTTCCTCATAGTCCTCCAAATAATCGTGTCCTACATTTCGATTAAATGAAACAGATAAAGCGTCTGATAGAATAGTTGGTATTGCATCTCGATTTTGTTTTTCATCTTGTCCATCTGCTATCTTAATTGACTCCATGAGAGCTAGATAGATTGCACGGTCACGACACCATTTCTCTGTTGTGTCGCTTAACCATTCAAAGTCACATTCAATATCTTGTAGATCGTTTATTGTTTCGTTTATATTTTTGACTTCATCTTGCGTAATATCACGCCTGTCTTCAATTTCAATCAGAAGTACCTCTTTTGTTATCAAACTGTTGTACTCTGCAACATATTTAGTAATATGTTCAAATACAATTCTTTCATCACGATTATTAAAGTAATCAGGTTCTATAAAAGGTAGGACTTTTCTAAGGTATTCTTCATTGTAAACTAGATTTCTTAAGATAACTTTCTCAATAGAATCCATCATTCACCATAACTAAATTCTTCGTTTGCAGCTTCTTCAAGTAGTTGCATTACTTCTTCCGTGAAATATTTGTCAGGATCGGCAAGAATAGCAGAAGGATAAACGGAAGATTCACCAACAATAATTCGATTCCCCTTACGTTTGAAGACTCCATGCTTTTCACCCAGTTCCAATAACCCATAATATCTGTCCAATCCACGTTCGTCGTAATAAAGTCGTATCTCAACTTCTTTGTTCTCCTTACTTATACGCGACTTATGAGTCTTTGCCTTGATAATGTTTCCAATGACATCTTTTCCGTCTTTCTCTTTTTTCTTGGAGAGGTAGATGATAGTAGATGCTGCATACTTGAGACCGCTGCCTCCTCCCATCTCTTTAGTTGGGAAGTAAGATCCAATAACGTCATAGGTGTGATTAGTAACTATAAGGGGAATGTTTGCTTGACCAAGTTTTAAGGTGAGCATACGAAATGCACCTTTAATAAGTTGTGATTTAGTCATATCACGAACTTGTTTCTCACTTAATGCATCAGATATTTCTTTTTCTGTAGATAACATACCAAGAGAGTCTAACACAAACATGCAAGGTTTGCGATCTCCCTCATCAGTCTTTAAGTATATATCAACGGCCTTAAGTGCCTTACTTCTAAACTCTTCAACAGTTACAACATTTACAACAACCAACCGTGTTGTATCAATTCCACGAGACTCCAAAAGTCCTTTATTGACTGCGGCTTCAGTGTCAAAATAGAGACAATACCCATCAGGATTATTGTCCAAAAAGTTCTTGACGACAGCAAGAGAAAAATAAGTTTTACCAGTGCTTGACTCACCAGCGATAGCGGTAATGCGATTGCTAGAAACACCGCCAACAAGAGACCCTGAAATAAGTCCATTAAAGATATAAGATCCCGTATCGATGAATCTTTCCGTTTCATCAATATCTGACGCAATCTGCGTGTACTCATCTCCTATCTCTTTTACAATTTCTTTTAGAAAGTCCATTAAATTACCATCCCATGTTGTTCACGAAGTATTTTTTTATAAGGGCCGCCAGGATTATTTTCCCTAACCTCTTTTACTAATTTTAATTTTTTATGAAGATCTTCTTCACCCATCATATGTGATGTCCACCAGACTAATCTGGATAGTTCTTTGTCATCAATTGGTAGTTCCATCTTCATCTCTCGTTTCTTTAAATAATTTAAGTTTTTGATATAACGAAGTATCACCACCTAGAGTCAATGCTCTAATTATTGTGGCAAGTTCTTTGTCATTAATAGGTAATTCCATTTACGCAAAAAAGGATTCAAGTGTTACTGTTCTCTCGGCACTCCAACCAATAGAGTCGAGAATTATCTTGAGAGGTTCAAGGAACGACTTCTCAAATTGTAGATCATAGTCTATGTATTTGTCAAGGTTAAGTTCCTCTGGAAACTGTTGAATGAATGATATTACATTCTCCTGTATCGGATTTGGTTTCTTAAGATAACAAAATTTTACTTTCTCACCATTATTGATCAAAGAATATTTTTGTGTGAGTTTATTCTTTTTCACATAATGATTGAATAGAAGAGCACCACGAGCATGAATCGGTGTTCCCTTCTCATAGATGGCGTTGACACTTCGATACTTCTTGACATTAGAACATGTTCTTGGAAAAGCAATATCTTCTGGTGGAAGTGATTGAAATTTGGTTCTACAATTTTCAATAAAATCAATTACATCATCTTCAGTTTTTGTCATGATCAGTTTAAGAACATCTTTAATCATCTGACGACATGGTGCAGGTGTGGATGATTTAACTGCTTCGATACCCATCATCTTGAGTTTAGGTTCATTATATCTGACACCTTCACTATCCCAAACATTTAAGATGTATCTCTTCTTTGCAGTCCAGATACCACGATCCGCAATATTCTCACGTTTCATGATCATCTTTTGTTCATAGGCATTTACATAGCTGGCCAATTTTTGGTAAGAACTCTCAATATAAGGTTCAAGTTTAGTTTGACACACCTTGTCAAGGAACGCAATAATGTTCCCACTAGTCTTCTCTCTGCCTTTGTATATAGTTTCAACCAAAGGGCCCAAATTGAGATAGACGGAATCAGTATCGACAGCAATAACATAATCAGTATCAGTCTTAAGTAATTTGTTTAGATAGTTGTTTAATCTATCTTCAATCCAACGAATTGAAACTTGTCCAGACAAAGTAATCGCTTCCGCATTCTCTAATTTGTAATATCGAAAGTATTCATTTCCAATCGCACCATAAGCAGAGTTCAGTTGAATCTTACGAGCCATCTGAATATTGTTGAACGTTGCGATGTCCTTTACAAGTTTTGGATTCTTCGTGTTCTCATACTCTTGCTTTGCAGCAAGCATTTTCTTTTTGTAGATGGTTCTCTCCGTGTATATCTTCTCCATAAGTTCAGGAAGGAAGCCACGCACATCCTTCCGATATTGCGCTCCATTCGCACAAACTGAGAAATCCCCATCGATTGTAATTTCCTCATTTAAGATCCTTTCAACGCTCGCACTGGGATGTCGAGTTTCCCAGAGGGTCTCTGGGGAAATGTTGTATTGCATGATAAGATGAGGATACAGACTGTTGAGGTCAAAATTAACCACCCAATCATACTTTCCTGGCTTCGGTTCCTTGACATAAGCGCCTGCATATTTTTCTGATTTTGATGTTTTCTTCTTTGGTGGAATAACAATGTTTTGTTTCTTGAGATAATTATAAATTATCGTATCCCACATTCTAACTTGATAATGAATATCAATAAAGTTAACCTTTGCATCAAATGCCATTGTGATTGCAAGTTCAATCAACTTTAGTTTGTCCTCAAGACGATCAACAAGTTGAACGTCTTTGATATTATATCGAACAAACTTATCCCAATCTTTTGTATAGAACTCACGAAAAGTATCATACTCATTATGGTCAAGTTTCTTTTCACCTAACTCATAGTTTGCTATGTAATCCAATCGGTAAGATTCTTGATTAGTGTAAGTAAATCTTTTGTATAGATCCAGATAATCAAGTTGAGTGACGCCACCAATATCATAGGTAATATTCTTACGACCACTTATATATACCTCTCCTTGAGATACTAATCCCCAAGGCGATAAATCTTTCATGGATTTTTCACCCATGATACGATTGATACGACCAGCAAGATATGGTATGTCATACATCTGAGAGTTCCAACCAGTAATAACCTCTGGAAGATTCTTTCTCCAATATGCTAGGAAAGAAGATAGTAAATGAACCTCATCATGACATAGGACATAAGTTACATTTGGGTCTTTGTTCACAAATGGTCTTGATCCAAAAGTGATGACTTTCTTTGTGGCGTAATCTTGTAAACTAATTAAAAGTAACTCTTCTGCAACGTTCTCTACATCAGGGAAACCACTCTCCGCAGCAACCTCAATGTCAATCGTTACTAGTCGAATATTTTTAATATCAAATTTGATATGATCCTCTGGATACTTCTCAGAAATATACTGATAAACATATCGATCATTACCATAGATTTTAAAGTTTTCAACTTCGTCATACTTCTTATAAAACTCACGACAATCTCTTACGAATCCTGGCTGAATGGGTTCAACAAAATCGCCTTCTAAAGTTTTGTATTTTGTTTTTCTTTTAGATGGAACATATAAAGTTGGTTTCCATTCTTCTCTGTGTGTGATGTGCTTTCCATTTTCATAACCACGAATCAAAAACTGATTACCAATGAGTTGTATGTTTGTGTAAAATTTCACGAAGTTGCATCAATGTACTTTTTCAAATACTCTTTATTTGGGTTTATGATCGTCATAATCTTATCAGAATGAATCATCATTTCTTTCTGATCAGTGTATTCATTACACCATAGTTTCATGTCATTAATATAACATGGATTTATTAATTTGCAATTAGGATCTCCATACTCTGCTGGAACCTCCTCAATTTGAGATATTATATATTCGTTATTTGTTAACAACAGAATCTTTATTAGTTTGTCCATTTACATTGTCCTCATACTGTTGTCTTAATTGGTCTACAGGGTTAACGATGGTAACAACCCAATCTGCTGAGCAAGGCACTTGTCTATCGGGTGACAATGGAATCCAAGGATAAAATTTAACATTAAACTTTGATCTGTATCCTTTGTTAGTTCCATCCTCAGTTAAAAGAGTTGGTTTTTCTTGTTGATAACTTTTTAAAATAAACGGATCATTAAAATAATATCCGATTACTTCTTCATCAGATTTTATTTCCTTTAAATCGGTAATGATATCTTCACCCGATTTAAGCATCACTAATTTGACAGTCATTTAATTTACTTTTGATAATTTATTATAACAATAAAAAAGAGGATCGTCAAGATCCTCTTTGAATTTATTTATAGGTAGTCTTTTCGAGAATGATGTTCTGGAATTACTTTACCCAACTTGACGGTAAGAAGTCCATCCTCCAACGAGACATCCCTGACTTCAGTATCATCTGAGAGTGCCCAGGCTCTTTTGAAAGATCTTTGAGCCAGTCCCTGATGGAAATACTCGGATTCTGTCTCCTTGTTTTTTTTCTTTCCTTCAACAAATAATTTTCCGTATTCGGTGTAGACATCAACTTCCTCCTTTTTAAATCCAGCAAGTGCAATCTCTAACCGAGATTCCAAATTATTTACTTGTATGAGATTATAAGGTGGATAGTTTGTTACGGTTTCATTAAAGAATCTGTTAAAGTAATCATCAAGTCCGATGCTGTTTTTCGCAATCCGATCCATGAAATCTCCAAGATCGGCAGTACGATACTTTTGAATGTTAGTCATAGTTCCCCTTTAGTAAGCGAGTGTAAATTTGTCCCTGACGGCGACACTACTAATTATAACACCAGACATTAAAAAGGGGGGTGGTGAACCCCCCAATTACACTTCGGATTTCCTCCTATTCTAGCAACACACGACATTGTGTTATACAAGATCTGTCATTCATATCGCACTCTGTTATACATTCATAATAATCCTCAACTGGGTCTATAGTAGATAGCTCTTTCGCTTCAGTATGTAACCATGATCTGAGGTTATTAGATGAAATTAGATTGTGCATAGATTGTCCTCGTATGAACACATAACTATTTAAACATTTTTTTTAAACAGTTGCAATTCTTCATTAAGAATTGATAAGATCTTCTAATTTAAATAGGGATATGAATTCAATTTTATTATTTTTCCATACTAAATGATCATCCTGACGATCAACAATTGCAATAACACGATTAACAACATAACCAGAATTACGCAAAACATTTACCGCTTTGATCGCACTACTACCAGTAGTTGTAACATCCTCTAAAACTGTAACAATTGATCCTTCAGGTGGTTTAGGGCCTTCAATAACTTCCTTTGTACCATATCCCTTTGGATTTTTTCTTACGATAAGAGCATCAATATGTTTACCAGAATAATAAGCCTTTTGTGCAATACCACATACTAATGGATCAGCGCCAAGTGTAAGTCCACCAACCGCTACAGAATCATTTTCAACATGTTCAATCATCAAATGTGATAGAAGTGCGTTACCTTCACATGATAATGTGACAGGTTTGCAATTAATATAATGTTCTGATTCTTTACCTGACGATAAAGTAAAATTTCCTTTTCTGTATGCTTTTTCTTTTAGAAGTTTAAGTAATGTAGTTTTATGTAGAGTTTCAGTCATTCAATAATTCCTTATCATCTGTTGCTATTGGCATAGAATCTAATGGATTTACGTATTCTTCATTTAGATTCTTCTTTGATTTTTTTTCATTTTTGTAGTCACCTACAACTTCTCGGAGTAAATTGTCTTCAGACATTAATCGGCCTCCACTTTTTTTCTTTTGCCAATATTATACTTGGTTTCTAGATTCCAATCACCCTTTTCTTTATAAGAAATAACTTTAATCTGATTTAGAGGGGCAATATCAGTAACCTTGTCTGCCGAGACAACGCTTACCAATCCCCAATCTAGAAGTAATTGAATAATACGATTTCTTCTTTGCACATCATTTACGGTGATATTGGCTCTCTTACCATCTAATGCAAAGAGTTCTTTAAAATGAACGATATAATATCGACCCTGTTTATGTAGAATGTGACAAGATTGATATAATTTTTTTTCTTTTCTTGAAGCAACACCAATACGAGTCAGTGTTTCTCTTACTTTAAGAAAATCATCTGGTTCATTCAAAATAATCTCAATCATTTGATCTGGCGACCAAGTGATTTGAGGTTCAGCAATGGAATTCATTTTCTTCCTCCAGTCTCAAGTCGATCTCGAATAAACGAGAGTTGTTCTCTAGTCAAAATGTTTAAAGCTTGTTTTGCTTTTTCGTTACTATAACCGTAGTAACTCTTAACAAGATCTAGATTTTCAATCTGATCTTTACGGATCCAAGGAGAGAATCTCTTCTTTTTTCTAAGGCTATTTAGGAAAAAGTCATACTGTAACTTCTTTGATAGATTTGGTCTCATGTTCATTTCATTGGCAAACATGATTGCATCTACGTGTCCAGATAAACATCTATTCACAATGTAACATGGATACTGTTTTTCTAAATCAGGATCCTCATCAATTAAATTATTTTTATTTGAATTAATTGAGTTCAACCATTCTTTAAGTTCTGTCATTGTATAGTGCGATTTTTTTATCAATGTAAACTTTTGCCTTTTTTAGATCATCGAGTTCACCCTCTTGATCTTTATGTCCAGCACGACAAACATACTTTATAACATTACCAGTGAAAAAATCAAGTTCTTGGTCTGCGATAAAGTCCCAAACTTGTATCTTACCTCTTTGATAATGTGATGGTGAAAACTTATTCATAGCCAGGTGCAGTAGCGGTAACTCTGCGTTTAATAATAATTCTGTCGTTTTTGAAATCTGGAATAAACTCCAAGATTTCAGTATGATCCCAACATAGTTCTTCATAGAGACTGTTGAGAGTTCTCATATCCTCATACAGGTCTGTCGGTTCTTCGTTCATAATTAAATACCTTGATCTTTTTGGCTTTGTAAAAATTCTTGTAATGATGATTGTAATTGACCCTCGTTTGGTTCGGGATCAAAATTATCATAACCTTTTATCTTTTTCCATTCACAATACAAAGCACCAAGTAACCATGACTGTGAAAGACTTTTAGGCCCGTTTTCTAATAGTTCAATGTAACGTTTGTTGTTTGTGTAACTTTTGTACTCTTGTCTCCAGTTGGAGTCATCATAAGGTTTTTTCATAATTTATTTTCGGACAATCATAACGTCATCGTCGTTATCATCGTCACGTTGAGAATTAAAAACTAACAGTTGTTCTCCTGATTTAACATCTTGCATTTCAGGATGAATGCGTCTCCTAGATCGAACGCTGTTCATTTCTTTTTGAATAGATCCTAAACTTTTCCACATGAATGCAAATGATGCACCAGCAGTGGCAGCAAATAGAAGACCAAAAATAATTACTTCAGCATTGTTCATCTTGAGAAGATCTTTTGAATTGGCACTTGTCTTAACTTATCTATAACATCAGTCTCAACTCTGTTAACTATTTTGTCAAGTAAGTTAATATCAACATCCATAAATGGTGGAATGATACCAAGTAAACGAAGTAGACCATCAACAAATAATGCAAGGGTGGTGAAACCAAGAATCATACTGATGACGGTGGCGTCACGATTATGTTTCGCCATCGATGCTTCATCGATTCTTCTTGCTTCATCTATTGCCTCTTTGACAGCAGAAGCAATCATTTCATCAACCTCTTGTTTTGTGTAGGCGATGTCTTTTATTTTTTCTGTTGTCATAGAGTCTCTTCCAATATCAGATATTGGAATATCTCTAATTAGTGTTTTAATCATCTTATTATGTCTATGTCTTGATTCTTAGACCAGACTTCTAACTCTGTTCTAAGATTGTTGTTTGATTTGAGATTATCATATCGTTTGGAAGCTTTATTCTTCCACCACTTGATTAAGTTCTCCTGATAGAATTTATCAAAGTTAATGGGATTTTTCTCAAGAGTGTCAACGTCTCCACGAATAACCTCTCTTGAGTTAGAGAAACCATAATCACTAAAATAGACTCTTTTCTTTTCAGTAAGGTTCTTTGCATTTACAATCGCAGTTTGGAATTCCGCAGCCTTTTGAGAAGACAAGTTCTTTTTGATGATTGATATCATCTTTTGTTGTGTCTTTAACTTTCGACTTGATGCGTTTTCCTTGATCAAGAGTTTGTTGTTGTTCCTTTCGATAAACCATTTATTTAAATCTTTGAATATATTGTCGTGTAGTAATGGAGTGAAATCACTTTGAGTTAAACCTTTATATCTAAGATATGGTTTAAGTCCATCATACTGTGATGATGATTTAGTTGTCCCGTACAACGACGTAGTTTCAAATAAACAAATGTCTGAGCCATATTTACTATTTAACTGTTCTCTGGCTTCATGGGAACAAGAAAGAAGTGCCAATAATTTACCTCCAAGATAATTAAATCCAAAAGGTTGAGTTGGCACAATGATAAATCCCATGATTGCATGACGATTAAATCTTTTTAACTCAGGTGGCTTTCCTAACCAATCATTGCGAGGTTTACAATTTATAGTTGGAGATCCAAATCGAATGAATCCAACTATCTTATTTGTATTTGTTTCCATGACAATCCATTTAAGAGATTTGCCAGGAATTGAATCCTCAATTGCATGAGATGTTGTTATCTGCAACCTCTCATTAAAATAAGGATTAGTAAAACTATCTTCTTTTCCAGCAGTATAAACTTTAAAGTTCATATCATTTGGATGCATATCAAACGTATCAAACATATCCTCCTCAGGCCCACAGCCAGGAAGATATGTTGGCATCTTTGACATCCTTTCGATTTTTACATTACGAAGATATTCATCGATTCGACCCATATTCGAGAAGTAATCAATGAACTTGTCGGCTGCGTATGCAGCATCTGACTCACTGATAATCATAGTTTAGTAAATAAACTTGCTTCCTTTCATTTCATCAAGTTCTATTTTTATTGTAATCACTTCTGTAAGATCTCGCAAGTCTTGTGACAACTGACGGTAACTATTACCAATGTATATTTGTCCAGATACAACTATAATAGTTAAAGCACTCCAAAAATAATAATAATAGTTTTCTTTATTCTGTGTTCTTTTTTTAGTCATGATGATGTTGAGGATAGTCTTTTTCTTGAGCTCTTCTAGTCATGATGGGTCGTTCACCACCACCCTCATGTCCATGAGCAATTCCTAATTCATGCATCTTGGCATGTTCTTTGATTTCATCTCTGAGATCTTTACCTCCAGCACCAAAGGTCATGTATATTCCATATACAAGTAAAACTAAAACAACAAGACCAACAAACACAGCAAATCCAGCACCTTGACCTAAGTGCATGTGTGGTATCAATGTGTCATTACATTTTGCAATTTTTTCAGGATCAGTCCATGTGCCAGGCAAATGGTAGATCGGTGGGCAAGATAGAAAAATCATAAAATTTATTTTAAGTAATTTAGAAAAGATAAAATAACTAGGAGAGTTAAACAGATTTGATTATATTTCATTTGAATTCACACTCCAACATTATTTCCGTGAGCGCGGCAAGGAGATTAATTTCTTGATCCGCAACGAACGCAACCTGATACTGATACCGAGCAATGATGAGAACAGCAGCAGGGATACTAGAATTTTTGAGGGAACCATAAAGAGAATCGTAAATACGACGCAAAAGTATAGCAGGATCATTGTCCAAGTTATCGACACACCATTTACGAACTGCCGAAAAATTCTTTTCTTTGAGGTTTTTAGTGAGATCATTTATTGAAACATCTGAGAATGTTGCCAATATACCTGTATCTATCTTACCACTGGTAGAGTATCTTTGGCATTCATTGAGGACTCTTCTCCAATCAGGGAAGTGTTTATTGATAAGTTCTGCTAAAACTTTTTTATCAGCTTTTACTCTTTCTTGTTCCAGAATTGAGTTAAGACGTTTGAAAAAGCATGTTGCGATTTCGGTTTTTTGTTTTCCTTTGATTGAGAAATCGACGACAGCACATCTGCTGTGGAGGGGTTCAATGATTTTGTTCTTGTAATTGCAGGTAAAAATGAATCTGCAGTTTCTGGAGAACTCCTCAATACTCGCTCTAAGAAGGAGTTGTACGTCGGGAGTGGTATTGTCTGCCTCGTCGATGATGATAACCTTGTGTTTCGACTGACTTGTGAGAGATACTGTAGACGCAAAGTTCTTGGCGTTATTCCGAACTGTATCAAGAAACCTTCCCTCATCCGATCCATTAATGACATAAAAATCTGCTCCTAATTCATTACATAATGCCTTTGCTACGGTAGTCTTACCACATCCTGCAGGGCCTGCAAGAAGTAGATTAGGCACTTCACCTTTATCTAGGAAACCAAGAAAGGCTTTCTTAGTCTCTTCTGGTAGAATACATTCTTCAATAGTTTTGGGTCTGTATTTTTCAACCCACAAAAAATCACTCATTAGATCTCCACTCTTTTCTCATTTTAACATACGTGTCACTTTTCGCAACAATGTCTCTTATCTTTTTAAAGATACCAGCAGATTGTGCGTACTTACTTGTTGCATGATCTGGCTCTTGAGGTAGAACTTCTTTTGTTCCTTTCTTATATTTTCGACCTGAGTTATGATTAGCATACCTTCTAGCACGAGTAAATCCCATCTCAAGGAACTTACGACACATATCCATACCTATGAAATCTTTCTCATCTCTGTAATCAAGATACATAGCATAGATTTTATTTGTTGATATTACTGCCTCATGGGGAGTTTTGAATCTCCAATGAGCACATATATCGTTAGTATAAGGGCGAACCAGTAGAACTCCTTGCTCTCCCCTTCCAATACGATAAAGTTTACGAGTTTCCTCGTTTGTAAAGTCAAGAGACTTGTAATCGATTTCATAATCAAATTCCTTCATCTTTGGTTAACTTCATATTCAATGTGGATAAGTTTACTTGACCTTCCAGATGAATCTGATTTGGTCAGTTCTGTCATAGTGCCGCCTAACAATACGGCCAACTCGTGAATTCTTTTCACGATACTCTCCTTTTTTTCTTTAGTGTTCATGAGATTCTTACTGGTACATCAATTGTCCATGATGGTGATTCCAATTTAACTATCTTAAACTGTCGTCTGTTTTTCTCATAGGTAGCAGCAGGTTCATTACCAGCAATCTCACCATAATTAGGTTTATTTGGATTTTTTAAACCCATATAATCTAATATAGCACTATCCACTGCAAACCAGAGGGCATCCCAAGTCATAGTTTCTCTTACTTTGAGTGCGATTCTATCTAGATCTTCAACATCGAGATACTCACCAGATGATATTGCATGTGAGTAATCTTCATATTGAGTCAATAATTTTGCTCTTACTTCTACCAACTCAGTGAGATTGATAGTGATTTTGATGTCGTCATTGATTGCCATGATTAGATCCACTCTGGTTTACGATCAGGTATGCGGAGATAGTTAGTTGCAGCCCAAGGCTTAGATGCAATGTATCTTTTGTATGCGGTAAATGTGTCTATGTTATCATCATACTTCCATTCTTCTGGCATGGCACGAGGAAAGTCTTTTGCACGACAATAAATTGCAACATTCTCTCCAGTCTTTTCTTCAAATATTTTTCTTGATTCTACTAGAGGTTCTAAACATGTATGCGTTTTACCATATCTTTCATAATATTCTTTAGCTAAACCAAATCCATGTGCAATCAACCATGCTGTATTGTATATGTTTTCTGCTGCCCAAATGGTGCAGGGATGACCTCTAAAGGCGCCTTTCTCTGTTTTATAGGGTGTACCATCCCTTTTGGTTAATTGACCCCAATTGAAATACCATTTGGAATATACCATTGATAACATTTGACATGTCTCAAGAGGCATCTTAACAATGTGTTTATCAGGTAAAACTCTTGCCGAATTGTAAGGGCAAGGTTCAGTCACAAATACGTTCATAATGTGGTGAGGTGTAGTGATCGTTCCAATGTCGAATGTTGCCTGCAACAATGAAACAGTTTGTAATTACTAATTGTAAGAAGATGAAAGTGCGAATCATGCAAATAACATCATCATATTTTTTGGTGGTTTCGTCTTGAAATGAACCGAGAGCGTACTTCCATACATTCCAAAACTTCTTCATATACCCAATATTTTTTTCTGTCTCTCAAAGTAACCATGAAGAATCCAAGAACTACTGTTCATTTTGGAGATACCACCACAGGCCCATCTAAACTCCACTCTATCATTATTTTTAAATCTGTCAAACTCAGGTGTATTTTCATTATGTCTATCACCACCATTGCAAAAAATTACTTGTTCAGATATCTCTAGACATTTTAAAATCGCACCACAAGCAGAATCATCTGCATCATCCCAAGAAATTACAGCATCTACCATGTCTAAATGACGAATGATATCAGCACGTTCTTTCCAAGATTGAAAATATTGTCCTTTCTTTCTAGTCAACCAAGGATCACCATTTAGACCAACTACAAGATAATCTGTATATGATCTAGCTTCTTTAAAGTAAGCGATATGGCCACTGTGAATGGGATCAAATCCACCAGTGACCAAACTTAATTTTTCAACAAACATTATTCAAAAGTAGAATCAGGTTCCAATGCGATGTAATACTTTACATCAAAGTCATTACTTGTAAAACAAGATAAAAGTTTAGATGAAATAACCACATCATATGATCCAGGCAGTATCTTGATATTCTCTACCTTAAAGTTAAATATAAAATTATTTGTAGTCTCACCAACTGTAACAGAGAAATGATTTGATGTATCATTCTTCTTATCTCGGACAACAATACTAATTGTTCCATCCTCACCAATTACAGATACATCTGGAACTTGATATATTGCAGCAGCCTTGAGAAGTTTATCCAACTGTTGAGTATTCAACTTGAAAGAAACATCTTCATTTGGAAGTGTAATTTCTTTCTCTGGTGGACTCACAATTACATTTGGATCTGCAAAGAAATATTTTGATCTTGCTCTGTCTTCACTAATGACAGCATATCCTTCATTCTTGAAATCTAACTCAGGACTTTGATGCAAACTCAATGCATTCAAAAATTGATTCAGATCATAAACACCAAAGTCTTTTGGTATGTCCTCTTCGATTGTAGCCTCTGCAAGAATATTTTTCATTACAGAAATTGTTCGCAATGAATTACCTTGTTTGAATAATATGGACTGATTGATTGTAGAAAAGTTTTTCAACAACATCAGAGTTTTATCAGAAAGTCTCATTTTTGGTCT